TGGGCCACCACCCATCCATAAAAGTATAGCACTCTTATGTCTTTTCTTTAGATCAGAAGAATTTGCTAGAACACTATTCGTAAAATTAGTGGCTGGAATAGTTAGAGAGGACGCTGCTGCTAAATGAGATAAGAAATGTCGTCTATTCATGATTGTTTGATTTTCTATTATTGACCATTATAAGATAGTTTACAGCCTTAATTACACCATCTAAATTGTCTCCCAGTTTGCCTAGTCCAGTATTGCATGGTTCGCATAACCATCCTCTGAAACTATCATCACTATGATCGTGATCCAAGCACCATTTGCGTGGAATTTTTCCACAACATTCACAAAATTCTGGTTTTATTGGAGCCTTTTTATGAAGTTTACTTCTTACTTTACTATGTTTTTTAATACAATATCTACATCTGCTATCTAGATTATCTTTATACATACTATGTTTGGGAAAACTTTTAAGGTTTTTCCTCTTGCCACAGTAAGTACAATTTTTTCTAGGCATTAGATGCTACTTTTTTACAAAAGCCTAATACTTCTTCATCGGTGAATACATTTCTCGCATAATTAAATATAAGAGCAACAAAACGAATATTGCCTTTAATATATCCTTTTGAATTATCTATTCGATCTATTGATGCTGAATAAGGAGTAGAAAACCTATCATCGCTATGTGTTTTAAGTTGTAATTTTTCTTTGGTAAATGGGCAGATACCTTCTTGTTTTTTCCATATCATTTCTAAATATTCTATGTCAACATCGTATGTATGATTTCTTTTTTTAGAACTTCTTTTAATATTTTTCATATACCATCTAAAACCAGAATGTTCATCTTTTTGTCGTATGTGTCTTGTATATAAAAAATTGTCCTTAAATTTTTTTAGATGTTTTAGATTTTTTTTAGTTTGACCAGCACATTTTAGGCCACAATAAAAATCTATTCTTCCTCTTTTTTTTTGTCTGTCTATTTCTCCTTTTGACTTAGCAACTGTTTTGTTGCAAGTTTTACAAGTTATTTTTGTTGTTTTCATCTAATCCTCCATACTACTATTACACCATATAGTAGTGGAGGCGATTAAAAATGCAAGTGGAGGCGGGCAGAGTCGAACTGCCGTCCTAACATACTTCAAATCATACCTTCTACAAGTTTATTTTGTTCATAAATTTTAAGAAAGATTAAAGAACAAACAACATTCATCTTTCCGTACCAACTAATCTCAGGCTAGAACCCGTTGGCTATTCTAGCAGCCGAAGGATTTTACGACAATCTTTTGAACGCTACCTTCATCGCTTTCTAAGATTGTTGCTGTTATTTAATTAAGCAGCAAGGGCTAACTGATTTGTGCCAGTTAAAGCATTTGGTAGATTTTTAAAGTGGCCTTTCCACCAACCACTACTTGCCAATATAATCGTCTTTATGTAGTCGAAACCTTTACGCCCCCTTATTATTATACACAAAATCCCTATTTTGTAAAGTCTCTAGTTTGAGATAGAGATATTCAAAAAAGACTTTATACATAATCTTTTCTTTTCTCAAAAGTTTAATCTCCTCATACTGAATAAGATTAAAACCAAAAGACATAGATAAAAGACCAATTATTGTTACATAATATGGCATATGTTTGGATCTGTTAGACATTATTTTCTTTCTAAATAGGGCGTGTAGGAGTCGAACCTACCTTTTGAATACCTTATAAGAGTATGTGCCACTACCGGCGGCAACGCCCCATGTTGTTGTATTATACCTTATCGACCGATACCTGTCAACCCTTGAGAAATTTTTCGTAATAGTTCCGATAAATACTCATAATGATACCACTAGTTGTTCCAACATTTAAAGATCTAACACTTCCATAAGTAGGAATAGTTAGAACACAAGTACAAGCCATAAGAATCTTCTCTGACAATCCAGAATTTTCTTCTCCAAAAATAAAAATTGGCTCATCAATATTAGAAAAGTCAAAACTAAAAGGATCAAATGTCATATCTTTGTATTCTGGAATATTATTTTCAATAGCAATTAATGTGCGACCACTTGACGAATGTGATTTGATAAAATCTTCTTCAGTTTTATGATGATACATTGGAGTATAGTGATGTGTACCTACGCTTCCTCTTTTATCCCACTTCTTTTTACCCACATAATGAACGCTTCTAAATCCAAAAAAATTAGCATTACGAACCATTGTGCTAAGATTAAAATCTCCACCGATATTAATCATAGCAATACTTGCTGGTATGCTCATATCATGACAATACTTAGCAATATCTGGAACAGTAAAGTCCTTCAAACTATCAAGTACGTTCATCTTTTTCCAATTTTCTTTGCAAGCCTTTTATTTCTTGTTCTAATCTTAGAATTTTTTCATACATATCAGAGCATCTCTTGCAAGATTCAGAACTTATGTATGCTCTGGCTTCCCATATTTCTTCTTTTAAGAAAGAGATTCGATCAAGAATCTTTTCGTTTTCTTTTTCGTTTGGGCTTGTCATTTTTTGGAGTCTCCTTATGCCAAAAAACCATTTCATTAAGTTCATCGTCCCAAGCACATTCAACCAAATTTTCTGCCGCTAGTTTCGCAAGTCCGACATTATGAATCCAAACTGATACTTCTTCAAAGATTTTTTGATTATTATCTTCATTCAACAAAGGGTGATTATTGTCGTCATAACCAAGACAATTACTTTCTACCAAACCAATCATTTGATTAATACTAATATAATTGTCCAGATTATCTTCGCTACTATTTTTACTAATATTATTGGCGGCAGCCTCTCTCATTTGAGAAACATAGCCCTGAACATCTGTGATAGAATAAACTTGATTTCCCATAATTTATCTCCAATTACTTGATAAACTTAGATACACCACCAGACTCTTCACGATCATCTTTAATACGGTCAATCGTATCTTGTAGAGTTACCTGTCCTCTTGGTAGCCATTTTACATCATTATACAACGCTGTCAATATCTGAGGCATCCAATGTTGATAAGCATCTGTATATTGTGCTGGAAAATAAATTTGGAGTATGGCATCCATTTTTTTAAGAGATTGTGCTATTTCTTCTCTCAAATCCAAAAGATTATCTAGTTGACTCTGATTATTCATCACACAAGTTCTCTAGTCTCAGAGGTTTGATTTTCCTTTTTCTTGAGTTTCAAAATCTTGTGCTTAACTTTCCATACTCCGGTTTCGGGATTCTGATAATCTGGCCCCATATAAATGTGTGCAAATCCTGCGTTCTTGTCTAACCCCCAAGCATGAATACCCTTAATATCAACTTTCTCAACAACAAACTTTCCTCTATAACCCATAGGAATCAGTTCGCCACTATGAAGGAAGTATGGGCCTCCACCAACCTTAATCTTATCACCCTTTTCGAGTTCTTTCCAATTAAAATCTTTTACAATCTTGAGGGTTCGTTTTTCTTTGTTGGTCATTTTGAAAGAAAAAACATGGTTACAATTCTTGCAAACATAGGCTCGCGGCCCAACCATGTTGGAACAATTAGGACAAGTCTTTTTACCTTTGGGCATCGTCAGTCTCCTGTGTCAGTGTTGATACTCTAAGTATATCACAGTTATCGGCATTGTCAAGTGGTAGTCTTTAGCCCATCCACGATTGCGAGTTTACCAGGAACATAATGACAAAAATAACTAGAATGTATTTTTTTCTTAGTAAGATTATCTTCTTCAATTTCAACATAAACATTGATCCTATAGCGATTTTCCCAGACGTTAATAATTTTAGTCATAAGATGATGCTTAGGTCTGGGTACTTGTTTAAAAAGCAAACTCTCAATTTCAAGATCCATTATCTTCTCCAATTGTAGATGTGTCGATATGAAAAGAAATTTTTTGATCTGGTAAGATTTGTATAAAATCTAATTGATAATATTCTAGAGTCCCAAAATCAAATGCTTGAACTTCTTCTTGCCAAGGAAATTGTCCTATATTTTTAAAATCGTTTGCTCTGTCATTTAGATATTCAAATAAATCAATCCATTTCATCTGGCTCTCCTGTTTGCTCTATCAAGTTTACGAATAGTTTCTGTAGCATTTGCCGGAACTAGCACAAGACTAGGAGCGGTTTTGTGTCCCCAATCCATAAAACCAACAGCACGATTTTCCACACTACAATCCTTACAGATAATCTTGCGACCAGTTTCCACAAGAAATTCATAACGATCAAAATCAATATCGTTCTGACAATAAATACAATTCATTGGTATCCTCCTGTGAGTGGATTATACCATGCTCATCGGCATTGTCAACTCGTTTGCTGTAATCAAAGTTCTAAAACTATCACTAAAATTACCACAATCTGTGCTATAATAAACATCCGTTAATCCGACACTCTCCAATAGTTTGCTGCAATTTTCGCAGGGTTTGCTACCTAAAATTAATCCTTTTCGG